GGTTTTGACGACACACATTGGATTCAAAATGACCCCAATGGGGAGGCAGATTTAATCTCTGGCGGCTACGCTAATCACAACAATGGAAAAGCAATTCGCTATTCCAAAGTAAACTTCAACCGGCGTTGGTGTGTCAGTGGCATGTCAGACGGTTGGGCGATCCTCTGCAAACCGCTCGCTCCCTATGGTTGAAGTCATTCGCCACAGCCCAGAGTTAATGGAGCTACGGATTCCGTACACTTCTTCTAAAACTCAGTTTAATTTCTTTCTTGCTTCTGACATTCACCTAGACAATCCAAAATGCAAACGCAAATTGTTTGCTAAACACTTAAATGAGATGCAAGAGAAGGGTGGTAAAGCCCTTTTCTTTGGGGATTTGCTCTGTTTAATGCAGGGCAAAAAGGATCGCAGAGGCGATAAGTCAAGTATTCGCCCTGAGCATTTAGCTGGCAATTACTTTGACGTTGTATTTGAAGAAGCAGCTGAGTTTTTAAAGCCATGGGCTAAGGATATTGTGATGATTGGCGACGGCAACCATGAAACAGCAATTATTAACCACAACGAAGTGAATCCGTTGCGGCATGTGTCACGGATGTTGCAAGCCCATGGCAGCAAATGCGAGCACATGGGGTATCAGGGGTTTGTTTGGTTTACGTTCTACCAAAAAGGTGGCGACGATGCGCATCCAAAGCAAGAGAAAGTACGGCGTTTAACGCTAGCTTTTCACCATGGAGCCTGGGGTGGCGTTGTGAGCAAAGGCATTAATGGTGGGATGAGATACTTTTCAATATTTCCCTCGGCGAACATAGTGGTAAACGGTCATAACCATGAGCGGACAATAGTCGAGCATCCGTGTCATTCTGTTATGAATACCGGCGAAGTGTTTACGGACGTTAGATATCATTGTCAGTTAGGTACATACAAGGAAGAGTTCAGGGGCACGGGCGGATTTGCCGTGGAAAAAATAGTGATGCCGAAGGCGATTGGGGGGCTTGTTATGTCACTTCGCCCCAGGTCAAGTAGCGGCGTTGAAATTGTACTACAACCTGCCGTATGAACCATTCTTCCAATGATTAATCAATATGTTGTCGAAGTGTGGGCTCTTATTGCTGTGCACAGCCCTTATGACGCCGACACAGTTGAAGACAACATTGCTTGCATGTTAAAGGAAATGGCTGCCAGCGACGGCCATTTGCTTGCTCATGACGTTGATTCCTACTTATTTCCCGAGTCAGATGGAACACCACATTGACGAAGCAGAATTATGGACAAAGAAAGAAACTAAACATAAATTTAGAAAAAACATCATAGAAGAATGGGGCTCTTGTTGTTATGTATGCGGTAATTACTTTGAAAAGATTACGCTTGACCATATTGTGCCCAAGAAAGCAAACGGCAGGACCACAAAATATAACCTTGCGACCTGTTGCAGCATGTGTAACCGCAAAAAAGGGCACCAACCTGTATTTGAATGGTGGGCGCAAACGGAAATGTGGGATATTAACCGTGTTATTCGGCTGATTTCATGGCTACGTCGTGCTCATACATTTCATACAGTTGACGATAAAACACAATAGCTTGCCACCTTTGGCTGTGTTGTTTTGTTTGGCCGTTGTAAGTAATAGTGCACAAGACCCCGGTGGGGGTGTCTTTGTTTGGTTCTATAAAAATAACGGGAGGGGTCATTGGGGTTTCTCGCAAGTAAGAACATCACGCGGAAATATTGAGGGGTGCTCAACTAGGAACGGGAGTGAATCCCAGTTTGCGTCTTGAGAGGCTAATTCCCAAGCCATTGCTTCGCTTTGGGCCACCACTATGGTTTGAAAAGAGCCGCGGCTTACATTGCGAAAAGGGTAGCGATAAACCCCCGGCACCCGGACCACCCAAACTTTAGATTTCCTAAGCCGTTGCTCGTGATCGCATCCAGGTGCCGCTGCTTCTTTTGGCCATTTTTGCCAGATCCATTCCCATAACTTGAGCGTCAAGTGCACCGTCAATATTGCCCATGAAGGCTTCTAACTCTAAGTCCCAGAGTTCGTCTTTACGGTCAGCCATGGCCTTGTCTTCATCAATAGCTAAAGACTCGTTCCAGTATTCGACCACACCTGCCAAAGCATCTAACCTGTCGTCGTGCTGCAGGCAGTTTTTGTCGTAGGTGATGTGGGTGAGTTGGTGAAATAGCTGATATGCCAACTTGCGTTCTATGGCGTCGTCGTCGCGGCCACGGCTATCGGATTCAACGACAGACCGATTCACAATAAGCCGGTGTTGGTTTAGCACTGGTTCAAGTGCACTAATAATGCGGCGTTCTTTCTGGATATTGCTGCGTACTGGTTCAACTGTGCAGGGGTGATGCTGCCGTAAATATGGCTTTAAGAGTGATTCCAACATGCCTTGGCCAAATTGATCCTCTAGCAGGATCAGATTTACCTTGTTGCGTTTGGCTGCAAGGGCTAAACCTTCCAAGACTGCTTCGGTGTACCCGTCAGAAAATGCCCCAGCGTCCAAAAGGAATAGGTTGCCGTTCAAATGCGCGACAACAGCGTAAGCAGTTTCGTCTGCACCCCTACCGGAGGGGTCAATAAACATGGCGCATCCAGCAAAAGGCAACCAATCCCCATGAATAAAGGCAGGGCGGTGGTAGTAATCGCCAGAGAACCCAACTGCAGGGAGATCGGTGATGCGATATTCAGCACCGGTAGACCATATAAGCTTTTCAGGTGCATGATCTGACACCTCAATGACCATCAAATCTGACAGCTTGAGTGGGAACCGCTGCATGTCAGACAGCGAGGTATCCAACTGAAACTGCAAAGCAAATTGAGACCTGCCGTAACTGACTTCCCGTTCAAGCAAGTCAATTTCACTAAACCTGCCTGGGTCAACTGGTTTGTTCTTTAGAGCTGCACATTGTTCTTTAACAATAGGAGCAAGTAAATCGCCGTATTTATCTGGTTTGTCTGGGTAACGAGCAGGCCAGATACGAGTAGAAAACCCTTTATTAAGTAGTTTGTTATAAATTGATTCTTCAGTCTGTGGCGTGCCAAGGTACATGACTTCGCCACCAGGTTTAAGGATGGCGTTGTATTCCCCAACAGCTGCCAACAGTTTTTCCCGCATCCCTACTGACCAGGACGTTGTAGGGGTTTCAATGTCGTCTGGGATTATTAGATCAGCTCTGGAACCAGTTACCTGTCCAAAAATCCCAACAGCTTTTACAGAAGGACTTTTATCTGGTTTTGATTGACGTACGTCAAACGCATGTACAGCAGAACGCTGCTCTTCCCGTTGCGGTTCAAGACACCGCAGGAGAGGCATGTCACGTATTAGCTGTAAACAAAAGGTTGTGAAGTTCTTTGCTTCCTGCCCACTGGCAGAGTTAACCATGATCTTTTGCTGCGGATCAAGGCGTAGCTTCCACAGGACAAAAGACGCTGCCATCCATGACTTACCAACACCTCGATAACCTTGAATGATGCGGCGTTTAGGACCGTGCTGCATGAACTCAGCAATGTCTAGCTGTATTGGCGTTGGCTCAGGCAGCCCTAAGTGCGTCCATACAACACAAAGAAAATACCTGAAGTCGCTTGCAAACGGTTCAGGTAAATCGTGCCACGTAGCAACAGGACGACTCAACTTAGAAATTAACCAGCTTGGCTATCAATAACGATAAAGTTAATGGTCAACGCTTCTGACAAAGAGCCAGCTGTGTTGTTTACAACGCGGTAAGCAATAGATCCATCTTGAGCACAAGCTTCAACGCTGTATGCGTTAGAGGTACCACCACCACCTTGGTTGCAAATTACAACGTCAGTAGCACTGCAAGCAGTGTTGGTTTGAACGAACTTAACGGCTGTAACGCTGGCTAAAGCAGCAGCGTGCATGGTGATAACTCCTGCCTTGGTGCTAAGAGTCACAGCTGTTGTTTTGCTTGTTGCTTGTGTAACAGCACCACAGGCACCAGCACTTACACCAATGCTTGCTGCTTCTGCAACAGCAATGGTTTGAGGAGTCCTAATAAAAAAACCAGCGGGAACAGTAGCAGTCATGGGAATTAAGCTGTTTAAGCGCTACGACGGAACTGCACTACCTTATCAAGATTTGGCAGCTTTGACACTAAATCACCAAAAGGTGTCCCTTCAACTGGTGTTGCTGAGATCTGATTGTCTTTAAGGAATTGACGCAACACATTCAATTCAGATCCACTAATCGTGCCGTCGTCTAAACGTTCCTTCAACAGGTGCACTAAGCCTGCATGAAGATCAGAGAGTTGTTCATTAATGTCTGGCTTTGGCATGGCTTAAAAGGATCAGAGGGTCACTGTAGTCGTCGTTTCGCCTGCCAAGCCTAACGGTTCCCCGAACAGCAACCCTCTTTTCGATCCAATAGCCCCACCACGGAACCGTACTAAGTATAAACCCAACCAGCCATTACACCCCACTTCCTTTTAGACATGTGCCAATCTTCATGGTGTCATAGCTGAATTATAAATTAGGTGGGGGTACGTAGGATCTAAGGCTTAGTGCTCCCTAAGCAAAGGGAACCAAGCTACTAAGTCGCTACTCCAACCAGGGTTAGCCAAGACATCGGTCCCCAAGGGGGGTTACCCCCGCCAGGGGAACGATCAATACCAGCAGAACACATAGGTAAACCCCAAAGCTAAGAACAACTAACCACAGCTGTTACTAAGCTTTCTTACCGCCGAGCAGTGACGAGGCGGAATCTTCCCCCCTAACCTGCTTCCCTCTCCTTGATAACCTTTCTTAACAATTGAGAACAGTAAGAACGAAGCAGCAGGACTAACCCACAACCAACCCAGGCCAGCCTTGGTTTTTGTTCGCTAAATCCCTGGGGCTTACGTATAGGGGCTCGGCGGCCTTTACCCCCCTGGGGCCTGCCGCCGTAGGCGTGAAACGCAGGGGGGGGTGGGGTATCCGGTCCAATCCTGGCCACCATTGGACAGGACAACCAAGGCAACCCAGGCTAGGACAGGCTTCTGGGGCTTTGCGTACCTGTGTCTTAGACAGTTACGCAGGCCCTGGACAGGTTTTGGAGGGCCCAGGCAAGCGCCGCAGGCGGACGTCTGAGAGGTTGCAGATGGCCAGACCAAGCCTTTGTTTGGGTGTGGCCGCACAAGCCAAAGGCTGGCTGCTGGTTGGGGCTGTGGTGGTGGCTTAGGTGAAGGGTTGGGTGTAGTAGGTGGTAAGCCACAGGTAAGCGCCCTTGGCGGGGGCCTGTGGTGGGTCTTAGGGGGTGCAAGGTAAGCACAAAAAGAACCCCTAGCAGGGATTAGCTGCTAGGGGTTGGGTTGGTGTGGTTCTCATGCCACTTACAAGCTAATCGGGTAGGGGTTGGTAGGTGGAAGGGTTGGGGTGTTTGTAGGTGGAGCTGGTGTTGGTGGTTGGGGTGGTGATGTAGGTAGAGCTAGGGCCTGGAAGGTTGGCTAGGTGTTGCAGAGCAATAAGCCAGAGGCAGGCTGTGGCTGCTGTTGCGGTGAAGAGGTAACGGTTCATGGTTGAGCCTTTAGCTGCCAAGCTCCAACCACTAGCCAGTAGTAGGCGCTGTGATCATGGCCGCGGCCAACGATCACTAGCTCGTCACTCCTAACCCATTGACCCATTAGCTTCTCTGCCGCCAGCTGGTGGTTAGTTGTCGAGTCAAGGCTGTGGTCCCAATGCAGGACAGCACGCCAGGTGCAGGCAGAGTCCCGCTGATGGGTGGCCTTAACGCGGGAGCCAAGGGAATTGGTAGGGCCCATGTAACGGGTGACTATCACGGGGCCTGTCAACAGGTCCGTGTCTGTGACGGGGTGGCCTTGGTTGGCTGCAATGGTTGGGCGTGGTGCGGTGGTGGTGGTGGTCATGGTGTTAGGTGGTGGGTAAGGGGCCCGAAGGCCCCAAGTAATCAGGCAAGGGCTAAGCG